GGAAGTTTGATAGAATTTAGACAGGCAGCACACAATGGATACTTGACCATGGGCGAGTTTACTAATGTTATGAAGAACAATGGTGAAGCAATGGCAAGTTTTGGTGGACAAACTGCAGTGGGTGCAAAAGAATTTAGCAAAGCAAACAGAGCTCTTGCCGGAGGTGACATGGGCAGACAACTCAAACAAATGGGTTTCACCTTTGAAGATATGGGCAGCACTACTGCAGACATGATGGAACAATTTACACTTAGTGGCATGAGTTTTGATCAACTAGCAGTGAGAACCAGTGAAGTTGCAAAAGCATCATTTGAGCAAGCAAGACAGCAGAAAATTTTAAGTGCATTAACGGGCAGAAGTATTGAAGCACAAAAACAAGCAGAAAAAGCACAGCGCAAAGATGCACAGGTACAAGCAAGTCTTGCAAGAATGGGTCCGGAGCAGCGTAAGCAAACAGAACAACTTATAAGTGCTTTCCCGCATCTTAAAGATGCTATTCTTGATCAAGTTACGTTCGGCGGTGCTGTTAGTAAAGAAGCAATGATGCAGCTAAGTCAGTTTCCAAATGCAGTTGCAAGTGTGCAAGGTGCTGTTGATGGTATTAAAGATGGCAGTGGAATTGCTATTGATGCGTTTACTGAACAAGCAAAAAACAGTGAAGCAATTCGTGAAGAATACTTAAATGCAGCAGACATGGTTGCTACACTAGGCAGATTTACAAGTAATGCGTTTGTGAAAAGTGCTGAATCAATGATTGTTCCTCAACAGGAAATGATGGCAAAAGCAATAGGCGACACAGTCAGCAAAGTAGTAGACGACATGCAGAGAATTGCAAGCGGAGGCGATGCTGCAACCAACGCACTTATCGAACAGCAAAAAGCACAGCGCGAGCTTGGAATGGAAATTAGTAAAACAACTACTAAATTGTTAAGCGAAAGTGATGGGCTAATAGAGGGTGTCACAACACTGACCAAAGGTGCAACATTCTTAGTTGACAAACTTAACCAAGGTATTGGTGCGCCAAAAAATACAGTAGAACCTGGACAAACCAGAAATGGTAATACAAAGCCACCTAGTACACCTGCAGCAGGACAGTCCATGGGATTCTTTACTGGAATAGGTCAAGGCGTCGACAATTTCTTGGGAAATGATACAATATCAGATCCTGCAGCAACAGCAACACAGTCTGGAACTGCTGGAAATACGGTACCAGTAGACATGTCGTCAACCGATAATATACTTGCAGAGATGCTAAAGCAGCAAAAAATAGCAGCAAGACAATTGCAAATCATTGCAACGCAGTAAATCTAATTAGGTAAATACACGATAAGGTGTTAGAATAAGTTATGAGTTGGAAAAAACATTTCACATTAGTAAAGGATACTAGTCCTTTTACAAACACAAACCAGGGTGGCACTGACGGTACCAAGTACAGTCATTATGCCAGTCACTTGCCAGAAGTTTATAGTGGGCATCCTAATCGTACTGAACGTTATAGTCAGTACGAAACCATGGATATTGACAGTGAGATTAACGCTGCACTAGATATTCTTGCTGAATTTTGTACACAAACAAACACAGAAAACGGCACAGGCTTTGACATTCACTTTCACGAAACACCAACTGAGAGTGAAATTGATATTATTAAGAAACAGCTCACTAACTGGAACAACTTAAATGATTTAAATATGCGATTGTTTAAGATGTTTAGAAACACACTAAAGTACGGAGATCAAGTCTTTATTAGAGATCCGGAAACATTCCAATTATATTGGAGTGAAATGAACAAAGTCACTAAAATTATTGTTAATGAAAGTGAAGGCAAGAAGCCAGAACAGTATATTATCAAAGACATTAATCCTAACTTTGAAAATCTAACAGCAACAGCAAACACATACGGTGATCATGGCAGTCAAGGTGACCTCTACAAGAACAGAGGCTACATTCAGCCTAGTAACTTGTATGATGGCAGCGGCGGAAGTAGTGCGCAAGGACGGTTTGATCGTGCGCTAAATGAAAAAGCAATTGATGCATCGCATATTGTACATGCTAGTCTAACAGAAGGACTTGATCCTAACTGGCCCTTTGGTAACAGTATCTTGGAACAAGTGTTTAAAGTATACAAGCAAAAAGAACTGCTTGAAGATGCTATTATCATATACCGTATTCAACGTGCGCCAGAGCGCAGAGTATTCTATATTGACGTAGGCAACATGCCTAGTCATATGGCTATGAGTTTTGTAGAGCGTGTAAAAAACGAAATACACCAAAGACGTATACCAAGTAAAACTGGTGGCGGTACTAACATCATGGATACAACATACAATCCACTCAGTACAAACGAAGACTACTTCTTTCCACAAACTGCGGAAGGCAGAGGCAGTAAAGTTGATACACTACCAGGCGGCACAAACCTAGGTGAGATTGATGACTTGAAATTCTTTACTAACAAATTATTCCGTGGATTGCGTATACCTAGCAGTTACTTGCCAACTGGATTCGAAGATAGTCCTAGTTCATACAGTGATGGTCGTGTTGGCACAGCAATGATTCAAGAAAAGCGGTTTAACGAATATTGCGTGAGACTACAGCGTCTTATCTGTTCTACGTTTGACAGAGAATTTAAAATGTTCTTGAAGTGGCGCGGTGTTGAAATTGACAACGCTACATTTGAATTACGCTTTAATGAGCCACAGAACTTTGCTAGTTATCGTGAAACTGAAATGGATAGTGCAAGAATTAATACATTCCAAGCACTTGAAGGTTATCCATATATGAGCAAGCGTTTCCTTATGGGGCGTTACTTGGGCATGACAGAAGAAGAAATGTCAGAGAACAGTAAATTATGGCGTGAAGAAAATCAAGACATCAGTGTCGAAAGCGAACTACCTAGCATGCGCAGTGTTGGTGTAACCACAGGCGGCATACAAGCAGACATGGATGCATTTGAGCCAGAAGCACCACCTGCAGGAGACGTTGCTGCAGACGGCGGTGGCGAAGAAGGCGGCGCAGGTGAAGCAGGCGCAACTGGTGATGTAAGTCCAGTAGGTAGTGTACCTGCAGCGGCACCGGAAGCATAAATATTATCATGTTATTATTTGAACTAGACGCAAAAAAGCAAGAAGAAGATAAGCAGTATCAGGATAGCAGTGCTGCTATGAAATCTGATACCCGCAAAACACGTCTTACACTGGAACAGTTAAGTAAACTGCGTAAACTCAGTGATCTTAAATCAGCTGAATATCAAGAGTCTATCAAAGAGATTAGACGTCAATTTGCACCTGCACCAGCAGTATAATCTTAAAAAATCCTATAGTCTACTTTTTGGTTCAAAAAGTACGCATTTTATCCTTTAAAACTCCTTATTACTAAATAATGCTACAAATGCCTTATGAATATAGGAGTTATACAAATGACAAACAAATTTGAGCAATTGATTGAACTGTTTATCGCAGAAGATGAGCAGGGCGCAAAAGATTTGTTCCATGAGATCGTGGTTGAAAAATCACGTGACATCTATGAGGGTCTCACAGATGAGGATCAAGTTGAAGAAACTGCAGAATTAGACGGAGATACAGTTGAAGAGTCAGATTTTGACGAAGCAGAACTAGGTGGCGATGCTGCCGATGATATGATTGACGACATCGAAGCCGATGAAGAAGGTCTATCATTGGAAGATGAGCATGAAGGCGATGACGACATGGAAGACCGTGTTGTTGATCTAGAAGATGCATTAGACGAATTGAAAGCAGAGTTTGAAGCACTTATGGGTGCAGACGATGCTGACGACGGCGACGCAATGGACATGGAGCCAGAAATGGACATGGACATGGACATGGGCGACGAAGAAGGTGAAGAAGAAGGTGAAGAAGAAGAAATGGAATCAGTTGAGTCTGAGGAAATGGTTCGCGAATACACCGAAAAAGCTCCTGCACCAGTAACTAGCGAAGAAGGTGATGGATCATCAGGTCCAGTAGCTGGCAAAAACGACATGGGCGGCAAAGCAGTCGATCCAACCGGCGAAGAAAAAGGCGGTGCTACACCAAAATCAACAGTACAAACAGATGCGTCAGACACACGTGGCGCAACAATGAGTAAAGCATAATTTCTATGTTGTACTTGAGAGAAAACCTAACGTTTAAAGAAGCGAATGTTGTTTATGAAGCAACAGAAAATTCCAACGGCGGCAAGGATCTCTACATGAAAGGCATTTGTATCCAGGGCGGGGTAGAGAACGCAAACAAGCGTGTTTACCCTGTCTCTGAAATTACTAATGCAGTCAGTACCATCAACGAGCAACTAAAAAGCGGACAAAGCGTTTTAGGTGAAGTTGACCATCCAGATGATCTCAAAATTAACCTTGATCGAGTATCACATATGATTGAAAGTATGTGGATGGATGGACCTAATGGGTATGGTAAATTAAAGATTCTTGAAACACCAATGGGTCAACTTGTGAAAACAATGATTCAAGGTGGAGTAAATTTAGGAGTTAGTAGCAGAGGCAGTGGAAACGTTAATGAATCCAGTGGTCAAGTTGCTGATTTTGAAATTGTCACAGTTGACGTTGTGGCACAACCCAGTGCACCAAATGCATATCCAGTAGCGATTTACGAAGGACTACTTAATATGCGTGGGGGGCATA